GCGATCCGGGTTCCGGAATCGCCAGGCCCGGTGATGGCGACGGCAAACGTGCCGCTTCCCGCGGCCGCCGCGACGGAAGCACTGGCCGGCGTAATCGTGACCGGCGGCACTGCGGGTATCAGGCCCACGTCGAGCACGCGCCAGGCCTCGCCCATCGCGGCCTCGTGCTCGGCATCGCGCACGATCACGGGCGGCAGGTTCACGTTGTACATCAGTTTCGGGTAGGCGCCGGGCTCGGCCTCTGCCGGCTTGGCGGCGAGCCACTCGCGGACGTCCCGTTCTGCTTCAATCAGCACGATCATTCTGGAATCTCCTTGCGGAGGTGCGGGCGTAACGGCGGTGGTGCCGCCATTACGCCCGCTCACCGCTTTTTGGTTGCACTTTTTGGAATCGGGTGTTTAACCGGAGGTTTCGCCGAACGACGCGAGACACGCGGCGAAACCTCCGGTTCCGGCTCCGGCTCCGGTTCCGGGCAAGGTGGTGGCTTCGGAATCGGGTTGACGGCCGGCGCCGGTTCCGGCTCGGCGGCGGAGGTTGCCGCCGGCCAGATCCTCCGCGCCCAGTCCGGGCCGAGCGCGGCCTCTTCTTCCCGCGTCTGCACCGTCACCGGTTCTTTCGTCCGATGAAAGAGCATGCGCGGGTAATCGGTGTTCATAGGCGTTATGGTGCGGGCGTCACGGCGAGACCCTGCGCGGCCAGGTCGAGTTCAACCCACGAACTGCCGAGCTGCTCGGCCTCGTCGGGGCTGTATACGAGGCGTGGCGGCACGTTAATGTTGCCGTAAATCTTCGGCCAGGTGTCCAGGGCCAGCGCCTCTGCTTCTGTGGGTTCCACGCCTTTGGTGTGCGCCTTGACCCACTTCGCGCGTTTCGCGGCCGCGGCTTTTGTCATCTCCGCGGCCCTCTGCTCGTCGGCTTTCAACTCCGCGGCTTTCGCTTCTGCGGCTTTCGCCTCTGCGTCTTTCTCCGCGTCTGTCTCTACTTTTTGGTCATACATCAGACTTCTCCTTCTACTGAACGACGCGAACGGCCTACTGAACGACGCGAACGGCCCACTCGGGACGCTGCGCGGCGTGCCCGTAGAGCACATCGCAGCGTGTCACGAACTTATCGGTGGTCACGATGTAATCGCTGACAACGCGAACGGAGCACCCGGTGTCCGGATCCATCTGGGCAGCCGCAAAATGAACGCCCTGAGGAATCTGGAGCGGCGCCATGCCGATGACGAATGCGGCCTCGTGGAAGGCCAGACTCTCGGAAACGAGTTGGCCAGTGGTGCCGCTGGTGATGGTGAGAGGCGCGCCGGCGGCCGGCGAGTTGGTGACCGTCTTGCCCGCGCCGGTTACGGTGATGGGCGGATAGATCGGGATGCTTGCCGATCCATCGGCCGCGGACGAAACTGCGGCAGTCACAACGAACTTCTGGAGAGTCGTCGTTGGATCACCGGATACCCGGTTGGCCGAGAATACGGTCGGCAGCGTGAACGAGTCGCCTTTATTGAGGCGCAGCGCCGCCGCAGCCGTGAATCCGGTAACCGCCAGAGTCGAGCCTGTCTGAAGGGCCGCTCCAACCTGCGGAGCGCCGCCTTGCGGGCCTGCGGTGTGGGTGCGGACGTTCTGATCCATCACCCAGTCGAAGCCGCCCATGGTGCCCATGCGGCCGCGTTCGTACTGCTGCTTGACCTGGGTGGAGGACTGGAACAGACCCTGCGCGGCCTTCAGTGCCGCGGTCTGGAGTTGCGGGCTGATGACCATGTTGCGCTTACCGTCCATCGGCGCCGAGTAGGTGTCGAGCGTCTCGCCGGCGAGCCAGAACGGGTCGAGCGTGGTGATGGGAGTGCCCGGCGTGCCGACCTGGTTGCCGGTGGACTGGTAGGCCAACGTGAGCCCGTCCACGTCCACCTGGTTGGCGAGCGCCACGCCCGCGGACTTGAGGTAGCGGTCGCTGAAGTTGTCGATCGAGAGCGTGAGCTCGGCGCTCGAGAATTGGAACGCGACGACGGCCTGCTGGTTGAGGGTGAGGGTTTTCTGGGTTTCGATCACGTCTTGGATGGCCGCGGTGATATCAGGGTTTTTCCCTACCGTGAAATTGACGGGGTCGCGCAGGCGCAGCGTGTCGCCGATCTTGGCGCCGCTAACGGCAAACTTGTCGTCCCAGGTGTGCTCGATGGCCCCGGAAAACCCGAGGTTGTTTTTGAACCGCAGCAGAAGTTCGTTTGTGATCATCGGTTTGTTCAGTGGGACTCGCTAAATCCCACCCGCCCGTTTAAGGGCTGCTGCATGTTTCCATGCAGTCCAGACTATGTCACCGTCCCAATCGGGACGCGCAGTACTTGGAGCCGCTTGGCTCTACTTCCCCGGCGGGAATAGTCGTTGCACCTTCCGCCTTGCGGCGGCTTGGCTCAGCGTTGCCATGGGCTTTCGCCTGTAGGGGTCCGCTGAATTCACTGCGTTCTTCATCGGCTGATTACTCAGCCGAGCCAGTTGATTTGTAGTCCCTGGGGCGTGAGGAGTACGTTTGGCATTTATGTCCTTTTCGAGTGAAGGATTTATACCTAACGGTTGAAGAGTTGAGTTTGCTACCACAGCGTTGCACAAACGAAGGAAGGCTTCATCGGTCAGATCCCGCTTTGCATAGTTCACGTCTCGATGAACCCAGCGAAGATTCTCGATGGCAGTGGTGCCACCAAGAGTCTTCGGAACAATATGGTCGAGTTGGGAATTGTCTTTGTCCAACCGCCACCCAGTAACCGCACAGATGCCCCGCTGTCTTTTCCAGAGGCGCGCAAGCTCAAGAGCCAGTTCCCTCTGATGAAGTCTGTTTTCACCTGATCCGCAATGATTTCCAGCCCGGTAATAGAAGAATCGGCGTTCGAAGTTCAATCGATGCCATTCAACCATTTTGTCCCGGTTGCCCTGCTGTTCATTCCATTCACGCATCTTCTTCTGCATGGTCGCGGCGTTCGCGGCGGAGTAAGCCCTTCGGCACGGCTTGCAGTGAATCGCTATACCGTCCGTCCGGTTCCGGTCGCGAGCGAAATCGCTCACTGTCCGCTCCGTCTTGCACTTCGGACAAAGCCGCTTTTCATGGTCAGGTGGTCTACAGAGTCCAGAACGCTGAAAGGTCGAATGCACGCACTCTTTACAATTCGGAGCGCGTCCGTCTCGCCGCCGCTTATCGCGGTGAAAATCGGCGATCGCCAAGACGCGCTTACATGTGTAGCACGTCTTGTTCTGCTGCAAATCTTCATTGGGATCGAACAGCTTCCCCTGATTGCGGGTCCATTCGTCCTTGCAGGATTTGCACCAGATGTTCTTCCCATCAGCGTGGCGTCTGTCGTTGTGAAAATCGTCCAGTGGACGATTGAGTTTGCACTTCGCACAAATCTTCATTCGGGGTCCGAAATACCATTTTGAACCCCTAATTCGTTAGTGACTATAACCCTTCGGTTCCATTACCGTTAAATGTCTACGGACGCCGAGGGCAAACCAGAGACGGCATTTATCGCCCCTTAATTTGCGCCTCCCGCGCCTTCGCCCACCGTGGGAAATCCTTCTGCACTTCGGGGTCGCTCGGATCGTCAGATATGACTTTCCCGGCTCTTCCACTCGGCGGCGGCGGCTTGGGTGCGCCCGTTATCTTGGGTTTCCCGTTTTCAGGGGCAGGGGGTTTGTCGAACGTCGCAGACAGTTTGCCGATCGCCATTACCGCACTCGCCGGCGTGAGGCCGGCGATGCGCTCGAGTTCCTTCGGGTGTTTCGCCAGGTAGTAGAGCAGTTCGGCGCCGTGCTCGTCCTCGAGCATGGCCTGACGGGCGGCGCCCACTCCCGGCCCTGCCGGGATTACCACCGTATCCATCAGGTCGTCGTAGTCGTCGTGCGCCTTTCGTGCGGCCGTTTCCTTCTTGGCCCACGCTTCCTGCTCACTTCGGATTGCAGTCTCTTTGGCCGTCTGCGCTTCCGCCTCTTTGCGGGCGCGCTCGCGCTCATCGAATTTCCAATCCGTCAGGGCTTCCTGGTACGCTTCCAGCGTTTGAAAGTCTTCGAGTTTTGGCTTGCCGGCAGGTGCTGGTTTC